TCTTCATCTTCTTCAGCTTGCTGCGCGGCATAGTGCTTACACCAATTGACACAACTGTTACGTCATCTTTTTTCTTAGCCATTAGTATTTTCCCTTACGTGATTTAGGACTAGATTGTTTAGACTTACCTGCCCCACCCCATAGAGTACGACATGCCCAGTACCGTGCAGACAGAATATCCGTGGCTGTGTCACACTTGTGCCTAGCACGAAATGACTTACGGGCTGCAGCACTGTAGTTGTGTCCATAGCCCGTAGCACCAAAATGAATTAGCTTTACCTTGTCACCCTTCTTAGCCAACACCATCTTTTTCTTACCTTCACGGTTAGACTTGATGGGCTTATTGTAGCCAGGGAATGTAATGCCACGATATTCGACACTCATAGATTGATACCCTCTGTCTCAGGCTCTTTGCACTTATACCGATACGTGTGTGGCTCTGGAAATGCCATTTGCATAGTTGTAACCATTTGATGCACACGCATTACACATTCAGCCTCAGTCTTATATGGACCACGCTCATCTTCTGCTTCAATGCACATATTGGGTTGAGACATTAAACATGCCAATACAACTGCTTCAAACATCATCTGTGTCCTTCCATCCTTCGGCTTTCATTGCCTCTTCTACGTGCTTCAATGTGAAAGGACGACCATAATGTGCCTCCACAGCTTGCCTTACATAGAACACATCACTGTGGGGTATATGCAAATTATGTAATGTGTTATTCTTGATAGCATCATAGAATGCATCCAACACATTGTCTGTGTATAGTTTTACAGATTTCTTTCCCATTGTCAACTACTTTTTTACAATTGATACAAATTAGTCCAGTAGGGGGTTATTAGATGTAGCATTTAATGTTAGCATATAATGTCTTTAACATCTTTCTAAGGACATTTAATGTTCTCATCTAATAATAGAGTTATACCACAACTCACCATATGCTGTCAAGAAAAAAATTATCTTTTGCCGATAAAATATGTGTTGACTTGTCTATGCTTGTACTATCCGTGTTTATCATTTGCCCATGTGGTTAACACTCAATTTTCCCAATCTGTGTATTTATCCATATACGTACGTACCATACGGGGGTGTCGGTCAGGCCCTACCGGCATCCTGGAACAAAACGAGAACAGAATGGCAACGAAACGGGAACAATGCTGCGCCAGAAAATAAAAGCATCGCCTAAGTCATTGATTTTATTAATGCTGCCAAGTGTTATGCTATCACTTGACGCCTATTGAATGCCGAAAGACTGACTGGATTTTAAGATTCGTCGCATTTTGTTAGCGGCGATGCATATAATTAACGACCCCTAACAATGTTAGACACGACTAACTTTTTAAGCAAAGCCTGCATGACATAACCAGAACACAACATGAACAAAGCTGCCGACACCTTATATATATAATAAAAGCTGCGTCAATATATTGACACTCAACCCGTCAAATCTTTGACAAATTTTTTATTGCTTTCCGTTTTGCCACCTGTCATTCTCTAACCATCGAAAGCGACGACGCTCTGCCAACGGTAAGACAACCCGCTAACGATAGGCCAAAAGAAAGCGCATAAGCACTACGGTAACCATGCTAGGCCAACAGACTAAAAAAGACTTGACTAACCGAATACCGCGAATTAGAGTAAAGAGACTGAAACGAAACGAGGTAACGCGACGATAAACAGAACCGGACTAACTCATTAAATGCGACCCGCCACAATGGTGCGCGCTCATCGAAGAGGCTAAATTGTGGGGTATACATGGAGACCAGACTAGGCCGATTAATCCTAGACCATGCCAAAGCTGTCAAGGTGTAGCTGTATCGTAGAGAGACAAATTGCGTTAGCTACCTACTGAGACTCATCACGCCTGAAAAGTCCCAACTCAATGGGTGCGTGGCCGGTAGCGACAGCAGCAGACATTGCCATCAAGGGATGGAGTGTAAGCTGCGCCAGGGGTGTAGCTGTATGCCATGCACAAAGTCCCTTGCTTAATCAATAACTAACCAAGGGGTGACGCTATGTCATACAATCTTATTGGGGTTGGCAGTAATGCCAAGACTGTGAAGGGTGATGGGTCGGAGTACATGACAGGTATTATGTACCTAAAGCCTTTCAAGACTATTATTGAGGGCAAGACATTCAACATATGTGCGTTGGCTGAAAAAGCACAATGTCACAAGGGGTGTCTTGTATCTGCTGGGCGAGGTAAAATGTCCAGTGTTCAGCGTGGGCGTGAACGCAAAACCGTGTGGTATCATACTGACCGCATCGGGTTCATGGATGCGCTTATAAACGACATAACTATTTTCCGTCGTCGGCAACGCAAGAATGGTGTGCAACCATGTGTGAGGCTGAACGGCACAAGCGATATTCTGTGGGAGAAAGCTGGCATCATGGAACAATTCCCTGACGTACAGTTTTACGACTACACAAAAATTGTGGCTAGGGCTTACAAGCCTATGCCTAGCAATTACCATCTGACGCTATCGTATAGCGAGGCAGATGCTGACTATGCAGAACAGGTATTGACTGCGGTACGGGATACAGGTATCAACGCAGCAGTAGTGTTCCGCGACAAGATACCCGCCACGTTCAAGGGGTTGCGGGTGGTAGATGGTGACAAGGATGACCTGCGATTCCTTGACCCGCAAGGTGTGATTGTCGGGCTGAAGGCAAAGGGTGACGCCAAGCACGATGACACTGGATTTGTAATCGACGCGTAAGGAGATGACGCTATGACTATCACAACACACACGCTAAAGTTTGAGAAACGTGACCATTACGGTGAGATTAGATTTTATCCCATGTGTCCGAAGGCACAGTTTCTGTGTAATCTTTCGGGCAGGAAGACATTCCATGTGCAACAGTTGGTTGACATCAAGCGCAACTTGGGGTATAACGTAGAGATACTTGGGTTCCAACTGCCTGAGTAAATAGCAACAAAACGAAAGGAGACTATGCTATGTTCAAAAAGACTGTAAATGTGAAGGCAATCATTCGTAATCCTGTGGGCGTGGAGAATCTCCAGTTTCGCCGCACAACCGGACGTTACAAGCAGAAGGGTACATTCTCTTCCAACAAGGGCTATCTGTCGGTGTCGCGTGATGCCAACAGCGGTCAGTTTGTAGCTCGTGCGTAAGATTACGCCAATCAATCCGGTAGCCAAGGCACTCGCTCTGTCACGACGCAGGGCGAGTGTCGTACCACCAAAGAAAGGTAAGGGTAGCTATGGCAAAGCAGAAAGACAAAAAGGCAAACGAGTTGACATTCCAGAAAATTCCGGTAAAGAAAAAGGTTAAGGCGTTGCAAGATTGGCGGCGCAGCCGGAGGGCAAATCGTAAAGCAAAGCAACAGATGCAGGAGGTATCTTACAATGGATAGGACAACAGCTAAAGCACTACGCAACAAACTCAACGCAATCTTTGCGGAGCATGGGATTGATGGGTATGAACTGGAAGTTGGCAACGCCAGCTATAACGATGTGGAAGTCACGTTCAAGTTGCTTGTGCGAGAGCAAGGGGCAAAGTCTAGGGAACAGCGCGACCTTGAAACTATGGCGCGTCTGTCTGACCTCGATGCCAACAAGATTGGCGACGGCAAGTACACGCTGATTGGGTACAAGTCACGCGCCAGAAAGAACCCGTGGATTGTGAAAGATATGCGTTCCGGTGGCGAGTATGTCATCAATGACATGACAGCCAAGCGTTGGTTTGGAAAGGATGTTGCGTAATGGATGAAGGCTTTGAGTTTGACGGTATATGGATTACCGACAGAACTAAAACACCGTGCGGCAGGTTTGACCTGTCGCCGGAACAATCCGATGAACTGTATGGAAAGGACGATACAGATGAATGTACTATCACTGTTTGACGGCATGTCCTGTGGGCAGATTGCACTAGAGAAGTCAGGATTCCAGGTGGACAAATATTTTGCCAGCGAGATAGACAAACACGCTATCAAGGTGGCGAAGGCTAACTATCCTGACATGGTACATCTAGGTGATGTGCGTGATGTGAGGGCAGATGACTTGCCACAGATTGACCTACTGATTGGCGGCAGTCCATGCCAAGGCTTCAGCTTTGCTGGCAAGCAACTAAACTTTGACGACCCACGTTCCAAGTTGTTTTGGGAATATGTGCGCCTACTGAGGGAGTTGCAGCCGAAATATTTTCTCTTGGAAAATGTCAAGATGAAACAACAATCAATGGATGTAATCACTGAGGCACTAGGTGTGGAGCCGGTGTTAATAAATAGCAGTTTGGTATCCGCACAGAATAGGCCAAGGTACTACTGGACAAACATTCCTATGGATGGACTACCTGACGATAAGGGTATTGTCATGCGTGATATACTAGAGACTGAACCAGTTGCTGCCCACTATGAGGCTGGCAAGCATCTTGTCGAGGGATACAAGGGTGGTAATCAGTTGAACCCTACATACAAAAGTCAGGCCAATACTATCCACCCTTTGGATGGCAAGAGTGGCACATTGTGCGCTGGTACGCACGGTTACAGCAATGGCTATGTGCCAACACGCAATGGGCTAATGATGGCAGGTCACGCTGACCTAAAAGGTCACGATTATGTGCGTCGTGTCTATCATCCTGATGGCAAGGCACCTGCGTTATGTGCCAGCAGCGGGGGAAATTTAGAGCCTAAAACTACAGTGACAGATACCACATGGCGTAAGCTAACACCACTTGAGTGTGAGCGTTTGCAAACTATACCGGACAACTACACAGCCCATGTCAGCAACACACAGCGATACAAGATGCTGGGCAATGGTTGGACTGTAGATGTTATCACACACATACTGAAAGGAATGAACACATGATGATACAATCAGAATATGATGGTATTGAGTGCGATTCATGCGGCGAAATTTGCTGGGAGCATACCAGTTATTTTGGCGACATACGATGTGATGATTGTGCCTATGAAAATGAAGAATACAGAAAAGAGGTTGTAGAAGGAGTTACGCTATGATACTAGAACCAGAAGATGACCCACGCCTTGTCAATGTACAACGACAGTTGGTCGCGCTGCGTCAACTTATTGACACCTGGAATTGGGACGATGAAGAAGGTAATCCTGCCACGAGGGCAGAGGCGCAACGCCTGACGCAGTTGTTTGCTGATGGCATACTATACGAACCTAAATTTTAGAAAGGAGAATACCTATGCGGCCAGATAAACAGAACCAGAAGAAGTTTGATTTCGATATGTCTTTCGGAGAGTGGGGCGAGGATACGTTCCTGCACATGATGGGCATGACACGCGACAAGTTTGAGATAAAGACTGAACGCAATGAGATGTGGACGAAGTGGGGCAACATCGCTGTGGAATACCAGTGCTTTGATAAACCATCCGGCATCAATGCAACAGAGGCTGCGTACTGGGTGCAAAACCTAGCAGATAGGGACAATGATATGTATTGCACAATCATCTTCCCGACAGCCACCATGAAGAAAGTGCTTGACAAGATGCAGCCTCGTCAGGTAAAAGGTGGTGACTTCAACAAGTCGGAGATGTACCTTGTGTCATTGGCTGACCTGTTTTCTAAGAAAGCATACAAGTAGAAAGGAGATAGGATATGTTAGGATTGTTAGCGACTGTTGCGTTTGCTATGTTTGCACATGACAACGCAGAGTTTATCACAGACATGAACGCCAAGCTGGAACAGGATTGCACGTTCACATATACAGGTAAGCAAGAGGTGCGGCCTGATGTCCCACACATTGCTGTGGACAACAAGTACGTTTACTTCAGCATGGAACCCTGCCCGAAAGGAGAGTAGACATGAATCTGGTATTGAACACCACGCACTATGATGCACCAAAGGAACACCTTGTTGAATCACTTGGCCTGCTGCCTCACTGGGTTGTCGAGTACAATATGCTAGGCGGTGTGGCTGGTACGACCAAAGACCTTGTGCAATACATGACAGAACGCTATGGCTTTGGTCAGTTGTATAAGTTTGAAGGCACAGTCACAGAGGATGGCCTGTATCAGAGTCCGCATGAAGAAGATGAAGACCTAGAGTATGTGGGCAAGATGTACACCGACCACGGCACTGTGTACTTCTATCCATATGCAATCACTGCGCTGCCGACTGAAGATGGCTACTTTGTCACGAGGATGGACTGACATGGACGAGGAGATGTTATTTGACCATGACTGGGATGACAAGCACATCATAGATATTGAGTGGGACAATCCCAACCATGAAGCTGAAACAGAAATGCTAATCAAGTGGGGGTTATATCAGCCCCCTAGAAAGGAGAGAGACGATGGAACTTGACATGAGTGAAGCAATGGACAAGCAGACAGCCAACGCTATTGTAGATGGAATACGCGACGACTTGATTGATATGGGATATGGTGATATCCTAGATTTTCAGTGGCAACTGATTGTAACTTTTACAGACGAGGATGATGATGCGTAATACCTGGAACATGATTATGGATTGGCGTTACAATCCCTTGTCACATATACCGGACATGAACACGAGGCACATGGTGATGCAGGTGCTGGCATGGATGTGGTGTATCATATTCAGTATGTGGCTGGGCAGCGTCGTTGCCTTTGGCATCAGTGCCATTGCCCATGCCCTGCTGATTGCTGGCGTGTTCATCACGGCAGGTGTGTTTGAAACAGCCAAGCGTAGGCCACAATACTTTGGTGGGCTTGGCAGAGGCAATGGAGGTGAGCATGAGTGAGTATGAAAAGCTGTGGAACTGGCTGCACGAATCTGACTACAAGTGGGACTGTGTGTCTGATGATACAGGAGTTGTGAGGATTATCTTCTTTGTAGATGAGGATGATGAAGATGAGTAAGCTATGGCACAAGGTGGCACACTACTACCTCACGCATGACGGCATTGAGATGTTTTTGTTCGCATGCATATGGGCCAGCATAGGCTGGATGTTGTACCATGCTGCCACTGGAATTATAGAAAGGATTATCGGATGAAAGACATACGAGTAGAGATGACAGACGAAACAGAAGCTGGTCTGCAAAAAAAGGTTGACTTATACTTCAAGGGGTGGCATCCTCTTGGATATGGAACAAGGCTGGTTCGTCCAGTCAAGTACGACGAAATACGGCAGTGTTGGGTGGCCGTGATTACCCGACAGACATCTTGTGATTGAGAGGAGACTAGATATGAGTGAGACAATGAATGAGTGGGAACTGAAGCGTGAAGCAGCAACCGAATGTTGGAAGGCTATGACGCCTACGCAGCAGGATGCTATCCTGACTTTGCTCAAGGCATGGGTTCCGATTCGTAGTCGGGTCAGCGAGTTCTGCACCCTCGACTATGATGACCTGCGCCAAGTAGATGACGCATGGTGGGGCATCAAACATGCTATTGTCGATAAGGATGTTGAAATCAAAGAGTGGGATATGTAGAAATGGATATCATCATCGCATTCTTTGGACTCATCCTGATGATTGCAGTGTTTGGGTTCTAGCCATGAAAACATTTAGGGACTTGTCTGACGATTACAAAAAATCGTTAGAATACAGAGAGTTGCGCCTGGAAACTAAAGTGCAATACGATTATCATATCACGATACTGGCGCAGCATTTTGGCAGAACATCTCTCAGTTTGATTGCGCCACTGCATGCGAAGAAGGCATACGACACATGGTGCGAGAGAGGTGTGTCATTCGCAAACCATCTGATGTCAGTAGCCAGGATTATTTTTAATCATGGTGTGAGGATGGAGTACGTCAGCACAAATCCCTTTGACAAGGTGAAGAAAAGGAATACACAATCTCGTAAGGTTGTCTGGACTTCAGAAGATGTTCAACAGTTTTTGTCTGTCGCATATAGCGACTTTAATACAAGGAACATAGGACTGATTGCACAGATGGCCTACGAGTGGTGTCAGCGTCTAGGTGACATGCGACTCTTGACATGGGATGCTATACATTTTGATAAGATGACTGTGCATATTGAGCAGTCAAAGCGTAGGGCAGAAGTTTTCCTACCAATATCAGAAGAGTTGTGCGACATGTTGAAGCAGCAACAGGAGGACTTTGGCTTTCAAGAGTATGTGGCACCTAGACCCTACCCTATCGACGGCGTGTACAAACCCTATAGCATGTATAAGCTACCGAAACATGCTAGGAAGATAATGGACGATGCTGGTTTGTCCAGTGAGTTGCAGCTGCGTGACCTGCGTAGAACAGGCACAACAGAAATGGTTGATGCAGGTGTAAGTATAGGACAAATCATGTCGGTTACAGGACACGCTAACCCACAATCGGTCAAGCCATACATGAAGCACACATATGACAGTGCAAATTATGCCTTGACAAAGCGTCGGAATCATGGTAGTTAAACATTAGATGCGGCAAAGGAAGGATACATAATATGATAGTAACATTAAATGATGTACTAAATGATTATGATGTCAGGTATGGTGAAACTATTCGTACGAATTGTCCATACTGTAAGGGCTATAATACTTTCTCTGTGACCAACATGGGTGGCAGCATCGTATGGAATTGTTATAAGGCATCATGCAAAGCTAGTGGTGCGAAGGGTGTCATGTGGTCGATAGATGATATTGAACTAATGCGCCAAGAAAAGAAGGAAGAGAATTTTGTGCTACCAGAATACATCGTACCCTGCAATCAACTTGTAGGAGACTGGGCAGACAGCTACGAGTTGGATGCTATTGAGTTGGGTTTGATGTATGATGTGCGCGAAGAACGCGCTGTATTTCTGGTCAGGCACGATAACAAGATTGTTGACGCCACAGGTAGGGCGTTGACAAGGCGACAGCCAAAGTGGAAGAGGTATGGGTCTAGCAGTCTCCCCTATATCTGTGGCACTGGTTCTGTCGCTGTCGTGGTGGAGGACTGTGTTAGTGCTGCTGTTGTTGGCAATGTCAAAAGTTTTGTAGGGGTGGCGTTGCTTGGCACGAGTTTACAACAAACTCACAAACAGTATCTGGCACAGTTCTCCACTGTCTTAGTTGCTCTTGACCCTGATGCGATTGCCAAGTCGGCAACACATGCACAGGCTTTGGAGAACTATGTAAGCACAGTTAAGATACTAAACCTACAGCAAGATTTGAAATACCGGAACGATAGAGATATGAAACTACTAGGAGACATGCAATGGAAATGACGATGATTCGCTCCTTGATGGACGAGGAGTTCTACAAAGAACATAGGGTGAACAAATGTCCAGATGAGTTGTTCACTGATGAGGGCGTAAAGATTATACGCTGCATCGACAAGATGATGGAGCAATACAAAAGGTCTGTAACACCAGAGGAGGTGTCGATGTATTTCTTGGCACACACTCCGGCATTGACTACAGCACAGGAGCATTCCTACCAAGAATTGTTCCACAAGCTAGGCAGTGAGAGGCCGATGGGTAACGACGTAGCAGCAGATGTGGTTTCTCGCCTGTTCCAGCGTCATATAGGCAAGGTAATCGTCAACATGGGGGTAAACTACTCCAATGGTGATGAGGCCACTATGGAGCCTCTGAGGGAGTTGCTTACAAAGTACAACGATGACTTCACCCCCAACCTTAATCTTGAGTGGGAAGACATCAGCATTGACTCCATACTGGAGAGTCATTCCTTGGAGAGTCGGTGGAAGTTTAACTTGCCAACGCTGGCACAGGAGATTAGGGGCGTCAATGCTGGTCAACTAATTGAGATTGGTGCTAGACCAAACACAGGCAAGACATCCTTCCATGCCAGTATGATTGCTGGCCCTCGTGGGTTTGCACATCAGGGTGCTAAGTGCATCATCCTGTGTAACGAGGAGAAGGCATTGCGTGTGGCAGAGAGATACCTCACTGCTGCAACACATATGACGATGGAAGAAATATCCAGGGATAAGGAGAAAGCGCACAGTCTGTATGCTCCTGTTCGTAATAACATTGAGGTAAAGGATTCAACAGGCAAGAACATGGCGTGGGTAGAGAGTGTTGTTAAAAGCTATCAGCCTGACATACTTGTACTAGACATGGGTGATAAGTTTGCTACGATGCATGGATACAATAGACAAGATGAGGCATTGAAAGCAAACGTCATTTATGCTAGAGAGATAGGCAAGCAGTATGGTTGTGCTATATTCTACATGTCACAGTTGTCTGCTGAAGCAGAGGGTAAGACAGTTCTGAACCAGAGTATGATGGAAGGGTCAAAGACAGGCAAGGCAGCAGAGGCAGACCTGATGATACTGATTGCAGCCAACCCACTTATCGAAGGGCAGAACAAGCAAGACCCACAGCGTCACCTAAATATTGTGAAGAACAAGTTGACAGGATGGCATGGGCGACTACATTGTAATTTGGATAATGTTTATGGGAGATATGAAGTATGACAAGGATGTACACAAAAGAAACACTAGACGATTTAGATGAAGACATAGAATACTACAAAGAAAAATCTATAGAGTTGCAGAGGTCTTGTTGGCATAAGGATAATTACAGTAACTACGCAGACAGAAATGTTCTCCGGCTCAAGAAGCTAAGAAAACTACTAGAACTAAATCTTGAAGTCGAGACATTTGGACAACCAAACTTTGGCATGGTTTTAGTCAACAGAAAGTTTGTAGTTTGTCTACTTGACAACAACTGGAGGGTTGTAAATAAAAATGTGTGGTACAAACACAAGGATGACTTGAACCATTTTGTAGAAACGTACATCAAAGGAGACAATAATGAAGATAACACTTGATGTAGAAAACACTGTGACAAAGCGTGATGGTAAGATGCACCTCGACCCATTTGAGCCAGAGAATACGCTGGTAATGGTAGGTATGCTGACTGACCAAGGGCAGTGCTTGACGTTCCCATTTGACCACGCCGACCATCCTAGTCAGGGTGATTACTATGAACGTGTACAGATGCTTCTTGACGAGGCCACTGTGCTTATCATGCATAACGCAGCACACGACTTGTTGTGGCTGTGGGAGTCTGGCTTCAAGTATGATGGCCCCGTGTTTGATACGATGCTGGCAGAGTATGTCATGCAGCGTGGGCAGAAAGAACCACTGTCGCTTGAAGCATGTGCAGAGCGTTACGAGTTGGATACCAAGAAGCAGGATACGCTGAAAGAATACTTCAAGCAAGGCTTCAGCACTCGTGACATACCATACAATGAACTGACTGATTATCTAGTGGCTGACCTTGAGGCTACGCAGCAACTTGCTGACAAGCTAATGTATCGTCTGAACACACCAAAAGATAGTGGGCTGATGGGTACAGTTGACCTGACGAATCAGGTGGCTGTGTGTCTGGCGCGTATCTATCAACGTGGTCTGACTGTGGACATGGATGCGCTTGAGGATGTTAGGTCTGAGTTCCAACAGGAGAAGGATATCCTGACGCATAACCTGACAGCACAGGTGCGTGAGTTGATGGGGGATACGCCAGTTAATCTTAATAGTCCAGAGCAACTGTCATGGGTTGTTTACAGTCGTAAGCCAAAGAACAAAACTGTATGGGCCAACGCCATTCATCCTTACATGAAGGACAAGGACTTCAAGGATATCGTAAGGAGTGAGACAGAGGTTGTCTACAAGACACACGCTGTCAAGTGCAAACCATGTAATGGCACAGGCTATATTCGTAAAACGAAAAAAAACGGCGACCCATATAGTAAACCAAACAAGTGCGTAGACTGTGCAGCGTCAGGCTTTCTGTATCAGCGAACAAAGCAAGTAGCCGGTCTAAAGTTTACTGCACCTAATTCTAAGTGGGCTAGTGCCAATGGTTTCTCAACAAGCAAGGGTAACTTGGGCGTACTCAAGGGCATAGCTACGCAGAACAATATGCAGGTAGCCAGGGATTTTCTCAATGATGTCAGTAGGTTAAGTGCATTGGATACATATTTATCATCCTTTGTTGATGGCATCAAGACGCACACAAAGTATGATGGTAAGCTACATGTTCGTTTGTTGCAGCATCGCACGGCCACAGGTCGCTTCAGTGGTGCTGACCCTAACATGCAGAACATGCCTCGTGGTGGTACATTCCCTGTCAAGCGAGTGTTTGTATCACGTTTTGATAATGGTAAAATTGTGGAAGCAGACTTCGCACAGCTTGAGTTTAGGGTAGCTGCTTTCCTGTCACAAGATGGAGTTGCAATTGAAGAAGTATCTACAGGATTTGATGTACATGCATATACCAGTCAAGTTATTACTGATGCTGGTCAACCGACAAGTCGCCAAGAAGCAAAGGCGCATACGTTCGCGCCTCTTTATGGAGCAACGGGCTTTGGGAGAACGCCAGCGGAGGCAGAGTATTACACACACTTCACGGAGAAATATAAAGGCATCGCAAATTGGCATTCCCGATTGGCTAAAGAGGCTTTAGAAAACAAGAAGGTTGTCACACCTTCCGGCAGGGAGTTTGCTTTTCCTGATGTACAGAGACTGGAGAGTGGGCGTGTGTCACACTTCACTCAACTAAAGAACTATCCTGTGCAGTCATTGGCTACAGCAGATATTGTACCTGTCGCTTTGCTACATATTGACACACTATTACACTACGCCAAGTCTTGCATTGTAAACAGTGTGCATGACAGTATTGTGATTGATATGCATCCGATGGAAGAAAGGCTTGTGTTACAGGCTATTGACACAACCAATAAAGAATTACCTGGACTAATCGCTAGTAGGTGGGGCATTAACTTCAATGTGCCTCTTGTATTAGAAGCAAAGATTGGTCCGAATTGGCTTGACACGAAAGACGTAATGTGATATAACTCGTCTTTATTTTTCACAGAAAGGAGTCAACAAATATGAGTGAACTAACAACTATTGATACCAACAATTATGCAGCTATGGCGCAGATGATGGGCATGGCTTATGACACAGGCGAGAAGAAGTCTAGTCTGGCACGGCTGCGTATTAACAAGAAGGCCATCATGGGGGATGCCGACGTAAATGGTAAAACCGTGAAGATGGAAGTTGTATCTGCTGGTGCGTTGGCTTTGCAGAACACCGACAATCAAGTCATCTATGCTGACAAGGTTGTACTGCGTCCCTTTGTTCAACGCTTTATGTATCAGCGATACGATAGCAATGCCAACAACTATCAGAAAACTGTCATGGCAAATAACCTAGACATTGACCTGAAAGATACTGGTGGCACGTTCAACTGTGGAAAACCTGGGGGGTACATTCAAGACTTTGATGCGCTGCCAGATGGCACAAAGGAACTTATTCGTCAGATACGTAGGGTTCGCGTTGTGTTTGGTACTGCATCTATGTCTGGTGTAACCAAGGAAGGTGACGCACAAGAGGTTACTGATGTGCCTTGCATTTGGGAAGTCGATAGCAAGGAAGGCTTCAAGAATGTGGGTCAGGCTTTTAATAAGCTGGGCCAGATGAATCGTCTTCCCCCACAACATAACATGACTGTTGAAACAGAAGGTCGTGAACTTCCAACTGGTTCTACATTCTATGTGCCTGTGGTTGATATTGATATGAAGAATAATCTTGAGGTTACACCAGAAGACCAAGGTGTATTCAAAGAGTTTATGACGTATATCGAAAACTTCAATACGTGGGTCTTGTCTGAGTGGGACAAGGCTGCGCATGGTGAGCCGGAAGAAGATGAAAGCGTTGTGGAAGAGTTCATCACGGTAACTGTAGACGATGAATAGTCTTAATCATCCTGCTGAACTCGCTATCCACAGTTATCTTGAGGGTGTCGTAAATAATAAAGCGACATTCTCAAGTGAAAATGCTGCACAAGTTGCAGAGGATGTTAGGGAAGCTGTCCTACGTCAGTTCAACAGGACTGAACCAAAGGGCTTTCGTCTTCGTATGTCTAATGTGGGTAGGCCATACTGTCAGCTGTGGTTTGAAAAGAACAAGCCAGAGACAGCCATGCCTCGCCCCACGACATTCGTTATGAACATGATGCTTGGTGACATCATTGAGGCAGTCTTTAAAGGTATATTGAGAGAGGCAAGAGTTGAGTATCAAGACTCTGAACGTGTTACATTACCTTTGAAGAACGCAGACATTGATGGCACATACGACTTGATTATTGACGAGGCAGTTGACGACGTTAAGTCTGCGTCTGACTGGTCATACAAGCACAAGTTCCAATCATACGAGGTGTTGAAGGACAACGATTCCTTTGGTTATGTGGGACAGCTTGCTGGCTATGCAAAAGCTACTGACAAAAAACCTGGGGGCTGGTGGGTAATTAACAAAGCCAATGGTAAATTTAAATATGTACCAGCCGACATAGACATCGACATAGAGATTCAGAAGATTGAGAATCTTGTGGAGAAGTTAGAGGAGAATAAGTTTGAGCGTTGCTATGACGCACAAGCTGAAACATTTAGGGGTAAAGAGACAGGCAATAAAGTCTTGTGCAAAGAATGCTCATTCTGCGACTATAGATTTTCTTGCTGGCCCGACTTGCAGGAACTACCTGCTGTAAAATCTCAAGCCAAAGAACCAAAGATGGTTAATTATGTAGAACTAGCAGAGGAGTATATAAATGGATGAACGACTGGAACTTGACGCTTTACTGGATGAAATCAAAGATACTGAACAGAAACTTAGCAACTTGCGTAAGGAATATCGTGAACGAAAAACTGCTGGGGTTCGTGCAGCTATTGAAGCACGTAATGAAGCAGACAAAGTTCTTCGTGAAGAGTTGAGGGCTATCGGGTATCGTGAACCCCTTGACTTCTGGCGTGGTCGCGCACTGTAGTGTTTAACGGTAAAGCATATAGGGCAGCACGAAAGAATGGGTATCGTAGTGGTCTGGAACAATCAGTCTCCGAAAAACTAACACAGCTAAAAATAAAGTTCCTTTATGAAGCTGTAAAGATTGAGTGGGAAGACTTAGCATACAGAACCTATACACCTGACTTCGTGCTGCACAATGGCATCATCATTGAAACAAAGGGTATGTTTACGGCTGCTGATAGGAGGAAGCACATTGCCATAAGCAAGCAACACCCACAACTGGACATTCGTTTTGTGTTTGAGAATAGTAGGCGTAAGCTACGCAAAGGTGCTAAATCATCTTATGCAGAATGGTGTATAAAATACAACTTTAAATATTATGATAGAATTATTCCTGAAGATTGGTTGAAAGAAAAAGGAAAGAATAAACATCCCAAGTTTATACCATTCAAGGGCGAGAAAAAGAAAGGAGTTTATCGTGGCAAGAGCAGTAGAAGATGAAGACTTTTTGATTAGAATACGCCCTACCTATACAGCAAAAGGTGAATGGTCAGGGGATGCAGAGGTATCAGTTATAACTTCTGAGAATAATGAGTTGACAGAAGAAGTATATCGTGGTATGGAATTGTTTGTTAAGATGTTGTTATCATCTCTTCCAGTGATGGAGCAGGATGAGTATGTACGTGAACAGATATACAAATACTGTGAAGAGTATGTAGGCGAACTAATGACGCTGACAGACAACGAAGAGGAACAAGAAGTTATAATCAAACGAGATGATGATGATAACGTGGTTCATCTTTCTTTTTCAACAAAGACAAAGGGAGAAGCATAATGCGACATGAAGCCTTTATGAAACTAAAAGCAGATGAGGATAGACTCATGGACGAGTTTTATACTAAAGAGTTAGGCAAGAAAAGCGATATGGTAAACAGCCCACCTCACTATAATAAAGCTGGAATTGAGTGCATCGAAGCTATTAGTGCTGCAACAGGCGACGGCTATGAATACTATCTTCAGGGTAACATTATGAAGTATGTGTGGCGTTATCGCTACAAGAATGGTACAGAGGACTTGAAGAAGGCGCAGTGGTATCTAACCAAGCTAATAGAGGAAGTAGAAGGTTGCTACGATGAGAGTTAAGATTTACCTTTCGTTGGATATAGACCCCGAAGAATATACTATGCCAGCAGACGAAAACCCAACGGAAGAAATACAGGAAAGTTTAGAAGATTACTTTCACGAATTACCTGGCATGGAAATTAGACATATGAAAATAAACATGGAGTGAGACATGAACAATTATCTACCTACTGACTATCAAACATTTATTGCTACCTCGCGTTACGCAAGGTGGATTGAAGACGAACAACGAAGAGAGACATGGGGTGAAACTGTGGCTAGGTACTTCGACTATATGGAGAATCACCTTGCTGACAAACACAGCTACACTATGTCCGATGAATTACGCGCAGAACTTGAAGAGGCTGTGCTTAACCAAGACATCATGCCAAGCATGAGAGCATTGATGACTGCCGGTCCCGCGCTTGACCGTTGTCACGTCGGTGGTTACAATTGCTCTTACGTGCCTGTGGATAGCCCTCGTGCATTTGACGAGACAATGTATATCCTCATGTGTGGCACTGGTGTAGGCTTCTCTGTAGAAAGACATAACATAGAGAAGCTGCCCATCGTCAACGAAGATATGCATGAGACAGATACTGTCATCAAGGTTGGCGATTCTAGGCCGGGCTGGGCCAAATCCCTGCGTGAATTAATCTCGCTCCTGTATGCAGGGCAAATCCCAAAGTGGGATACTAGCGAGGTGCGTCCTGCTGGTGCGCGTCTAAAGACGTTTGGTGGTCGTGCTAGTGGCCCAGCCCCACTTGAGAACCTTTTTAATTTCTGCATTAAGAAGTTCAAAGGTGCAGCAGGGCGTCGTCTGTATCCTATCGAATGCCATGACATCATGTGTAAAATTGGTGAGGTTGTGGTAGTCGGTGGTGTACGTCGCTCTGCCCTCATCAGCTTGTCCAATCTTAATGATGACCAGATGGCACATGCAAAATCAGGACAGTGGTGGGACGAGCCACAGAAGAACATCTATCGTGAGGGCCAACGTGCATTGGCTAACAACAGTGTTGCCTACAAAGAAAAGCCACAGATGGGTACGTTCATGCGTGAATGGTTGTCGCTGTACGAGTCAGGCTCCGGTGAGCGTGGTATATTCAATCGTCAGTCTGCACAGAAACAAGCAGCAAAGAATGGTCGCAGGGATGCTGAACAAGACTTCGGCACAAATCCTTGTAGTGAGATTATTCTTCGCCCTTATCAGTTCTGTAATCTGTCTGAGGTTGTTGTTCGTGCATCTGATACACAGCAGACGCTAACAGAAAAGGTGCGCTTGGCGACTATCTTGGGTACGTTCCAATCCACCCTAACTGACTTCAAATATCTGCGTAAGATATGGAGGACAAACACAGAGGAAGAACGGTTGCTGGGTGTATCGCTGACAGGTATCATGGACAATGCTATGACATCTGGCAAGTCAGCACATCTTGGCATGAACATTGGTGCCACGCTGAATGCACTCAAAGAACAGGCTGTAGCAACTAACGCATCTATGGCTGAACAATTGGGAATCCCACAGTCGGCAGCTATCACCTGTGTGAAACCGTCAGGTACGGTATCACAGCTTGTAGA